CGGGCCGGCCAGGGTTCCGGAGGCGTAATTCCACAGGGCCTGCGCCTGCGCCTGGAGATCGGCCAGCTTGTCCTTCATCTCCTGGGCGGCACGGGTCAGGTCCCCCACCACGGAACCGGCCCACTCGCGGGCCTGCTGGATCAGGACGTCCTTCAGCTTGGCGGCGTCGCCGAAGGGGTCGTTGCTGCCGGTGAAGGAACTGGTGGTCGTGGTGACCGGGGGCTCTTCCGGCGGAGACTTCTTCGAGAAGTCCGGCCAGTTTTTGGGATCGTTGATGAACTTGAGAAGATCGTCCATCCTGGCCTTGGTGTCGCCAGTAATCAATCCGAGCGCAACGTACTGTTGGTACAGGAAATTGAGTTGCGCCACCTCCATCACAAAGCTAGCTTCGGCGAGTTGGCGCTTGACGTCGTCGCTCTGGGCCGTCGCCCCCATCTCGTCTAAGATCGACTGCATCAGGCCGAGGATCTCGACCTGGGCCTGCCGGCCCAGTTCCTTCATCACCTCGTTATAGCGAGCGGTCGACATTGTGCCGGCGTCGACGCTCTTCTTGAGGAACGCCATGGTGTCGGCGAGGGCCTTCGTCTTGTCGCGCAGGCCCTCCATCGGGAGACCGAGCGAGTCGACCGCGTCTTCGGCCAGCTTTTCCAACGCCCTCTTTTCCGCCTCTTTGAGCCAGGAGACGTTCGCCGCGATCTTCGTGTGCGTCTCCTCGGCGAGCTTCTGGAGCGCAGCGCGGGCGTCGTCGAACTTCTTGCGGATGTCGTCCTCTCTGGTTTCCCACTGAGAGAGGCCGAACGTCCCGCCCTGCTTGGGGAGGAGGTACTCGCGTACCGGGTCGAGAATCGCCTTCCTCTGCTGATCGATCAGGACCTGGCGGGCGTGAGCCAGCTCCGTCTCGGCGATCTTCAGCTCCTTGGCCCGCTTCGTCAGGTCGGCCAGTCTGTCGGACAGCTCCAGCACTCCGCGCACCGAGTCGGGGAGGGCGCTACGCTCGATGTCCCGCAGCTCATTGCGGAAGTCCTGGCGGTCCTGCTGGCGGTTGCCGCCGCCGCCGTGGCCCCCTCCGGCCGGCTTCCCGGCCGCCGCGCGGGCCGCGGCGAGCGCGTCGTCGAACATCCCGGCAAACTCCTCCCATTTGCCGAGAGCGATGAGCTGGAGCTTGATGGAGGCGAATTCCAGCTCCACCTTCATCAAGGCATACTCGTGCGCCTGTTTGGCGTATTTCTTGTCTCCCTCCAGGTACTTATAGAGGGAGTCGAAGACCGCCATGGAGATCTCGGAGTCGCTGAGCTTCTGCGGGATCTTGTCGAGCTCGGCGGTGTACTCCTCGATCTGGTGGCGCAGCCGGGCGATCGTCGCGTCCCAATCGGCCTGGGCGCGCGCGCGGTCCTCCTCGCTGCCGTTGCGCAGGTTGGGCTTCGGCCCCGTACCCATCCCGTCGATCTGGGCCTGGGTGGCGGCGATCCGGTCCTCGACCTGCTTCCGGGCCTGCTCGGAGGCCTTGTCCATCCCCTGGTTGAAGGCGAGCAGGGAGGCGAGGAAATCGGCCGTGCTGGTGTCGATCCCGAGGGCGCTGTTCTTGAGCCCCTGGACCGTGTTCTCGAATTTGGTGGTGATGCTCTGGATGGCGGCGTCGAGTGCCACCGCGTCGTCCTTGAACGTGGTCTGCGCCTGGTGCAGGTCGGAGAAGTACTGCTGCGCCGCGGCGGCCACGTCGCCCGAGATCCCCGGCAGATTCTGGGTGGCCAGGCGCTGGGCGAATTCGATCTGGGCCTTGAACTCGTCGATCGACTTGCCGGTGTAGTCCTTGATGGCGGCCACCACCAGGGGGTCGAGCCCGATGGAGTCGCTGTGCTTGATCGCCTCGATGAGGGCGAAATTCATGGCGGCCTCGGCATCCTTGCCGAAGTTGGTGACGATGCCGTCCACGTACACCTTCCACTCGGTGTTCCCGCCCCGCCCACGCCGTTTGATGGCGATCGATCCCTGGAGCCCGTCGAAGATCCCGCCGTATGCGATGAAGAAGCTCTTGATCTGCTCGGCGAGCTGCTGGCCGGCAGTCACCAGCCCGTTGATGTGGGCGCCCCCCTTGACCATCTGGACGTCGAGGGACGAGTTGAAGGAGATGACGCTCTCCTCGGTCTTCTGGAGGTGGGCGGAGAGCTTGTTGACCCCGATCGCGAAGGCGGCCAGGACGACAACCCAGGCGGCCACCATGCCGACGGCGCCGGCCGCGCCGGTCCCCGAGAAGAGGCCGGCGAGCCCCGAGCCGCTACCGGCTACGCCAGAGGTTCCCGCACTCCCGATCAGACCCCCGAAGCCGCCACCACCGCCGCCCCAGCCGCCCATCGGCACGCTGACCCCGACGCCGCCGGTTCCCCCGGAGGTGCCGGTCCCGCTCTGGATCGCCTTCGAGGCCGCCGCCATCTGAAGCTGCTTGATGATCCACTGCTCGAGCATCTCCTGGAGGACGTCCAGGAACAGCCCGAGGAGCCGGTCCATGAGGCTCTTCCACAGGGACTCCCAATCCACCTTCCCCGTCTCGAACGCCTGGGTGATGGCGCTCTTCATGGTGTCCGCGAACGCCCCCCAGACGTCCGAGGAGAGGGTGTCGATCTTGTGGATTTCGACGTAGAGCTCGCCCTGCTTGCGGACGGCCGCCTCGGTCCGTTTGGCGATGTCGTCGAACTGCGCCCCCACCTTGGAGCGCTGCGCCTCGAAGGCCTCCTCGGTGGCGAAGTCCTCGCGCTTGATGCCGGTCAGCGCCTTCTGCCGGTCGAACTCCACGCTGAGCAGGGCGCTCCGCACCTCGTGCTCGAGGTTGACCTTGCGCAGCGCCTCCTGGTACTGGCTCTCGAAGAGGAAGTCCCCGCGCTTGACGTTGAAGAGGTCCTCCTGCTGGCGGGTCTCCTCCTCCAGCCGGCCCAGGCGCATCCGGGCGCTGAAGAGGGCGTCGAGGACCTGCTGCTGGCGGATCAGACGGGCGAGCGCCGCGGCCTCGTCTCCCAGCAGTCCGATCGTCTGCTGGTGGATGCTGTTGTTCACCGTCAGGACGTTGTTGGTGACCTCGATCGAGGCGGCCGTCCCGTCCCAGGTCTCGGCCGCCTTCGTCATGGCGGCGTTGCTCTCCTCGAGTTGGCGCTTCTGCTCGAGGAAGGCGTTCTGCTTTCCCAGGTTGAAGAGCTTCGCGACCAGCCCGTCGATCGTGTCGCTCTGGTTGGCGGCCGAGCCCGTGGTCGCGTCGGTCGAGGCGGCCAGCAGCTCCTGCTTCCGTTTGGCCGCTTCGATTGCCGGCGAGAGCCCCGACTGCAGGGCCGATTGAAGCTCCTCCGCCGCGGCGACCTGGTCCTTCAGCGAGGCGATGGTCTTCGCCCCGACAGCCGTCCGCTCGGCCTGGATCTCGACCCTGGTCCGGTCCTCGATCGAGGTGCGAAGCTTCCCCTGGAGCTCGTCGGCCTTGTTGAGGACGCGGTTGTTCTCCTCCGCTTGGAGCTCCGCCTGCCGCCCCTCCTTGGAGCTCCGGCCATAGGCGTCGGCGATGGCGTTCTGGCCGGTGATCGCCGTCTCGATTTCGAGGGAGAGCTTGGCGAATTGGGCCGCGGCGTGGTCGACCTTCCCCGCCAGGTCGCCGACCCCCTTGGTCGCCTTCGCCGCCGGCGCCACATAACCCTCGGTCGTGGTGGTCAGGTTGCCGACCGTGGTGGTCAGATCTTTGACGCTGATGCCGGCCCGCTGGTAGGCGATCTCTGTGTCTTTGATCTTGGCCTGGACGGCGTCAAGCTTCGCCTGCGAGGAGGCGATCTGGTCGGCCGCCTCGTTCGCCTGGACGACACCGACCCCGCGGCCCTGGCCCAGCCCCTTCTGCCGGGCGGCTTCCTGGCGGGTGATCTCGTCGGTGAGGTCGGACTCCTGCTTTTTGAGCTGGTCGAGTTGGGTGCCGTAATCGACCTGCGCCTTCTGGGCGACCTTCAGTGCGTCGCGCTCGGCGAAGAGCGCCTCGGTCCGCTTGCCGTGGAACTCGAGCGCGTTCTGTTGGGCGATCCGCTGGCCCTCGATGCTCTTGGGGTCGATGTTGCCGGCGGCGATGAGCTTCTTCGTGAGCTCGGCCGCCTCGGCCTCGGCGCCCAGCGCCCCCTTCACCGTGTCGCCCAGGTTCTTGATCCGCTCGATGCTGGCGGCGAAATCGTTGTTCTCCTTGACCATGGCCTCCATCGCGGCTTGGGCCTGGCGGGAGAACTCCTCAATCTTGCTGTTGGCGATCAGGAGGACGGCGAGCAGAGCGCCGAGCCCGATCGTCAGGGGGGTGATGCCGCCGGTCAGGAACCGGGACGAGGCGACGCCGGCGGCCGAGGTGTTGGTCGTCGTCGTGACGATCGCCCGGCCGTACTGGTCCAGGATGGGCGAGACGGTGGTGACGGTGGTCCCGAAGAGGGCGGTGGCGGCCGTCGCCTCGCTCTGGGCGGCGGTGTATGCCTGGAGCGCTGCGATGGCGCGGAAGAGCCCGGACACCATCCCCTCGAACCAGAGGGCGATCTTGAAGGCGAGGAGCACCAGCAGGATCGACTTGACCACGTCGAAGTTGCGGGCCACCACCAGCAGCAGGCCGGCGACCTGGACCAGGGCGCTCCCGAACTGGTTGCCGAGTTGGCCGGCAGCGTCCCCTTGGGCGCTCAGGAAGGACAGCAGATCGGCGGTGATCTGCCGCAGCGCCGGGGACATCCCCTCGCCCACTTCGACTCGGACGCCCTCCCAGGCGTTTTGCAGCCGTTCGAGATCGGAAGTTGTTGAGTTGAAGACCTGCGCCGCCTTCGTGTTGAGGGCGGTCGCGTTCTGTTCCTCCTCCTTGGCGGTCGCGATGCGCTGCGCAAGGCGCCCATAGTTCTCCGCCAGGGACGGCAGGACCTTGGCCAGCTCGTCGCCGGAGAGGCCGAGCTTCTCTAAGACGACGCCGGCGTTGCGCCCGTAGGTGGAGAGCCCCTTCAGGAAGAGCAACACCCCCTGGGTCGGATCGTCGGTGAAGGTCTTCTTGAACTCGGCGACGGAGACGCCGGAAACCTTGGCAAAGTTCTGGAGCGCCTTGCCTCCGAGGGCGATGGCCGACTGGATCTCGCGGAAGGTCCGGCCAATGGCGGATCCGCCCAGCTCCGACTGGATGCGCATCTCCCCCATCGCCGCGCCGAAGGCGGCAGCGTTGGCGGTGCCGATGTGGAAGGGCGCGGTGGACTTGGCCACCTCCAGCGCCACGCTCGCGATGCCCTTTTCGGTGGTGGCCGTCTCCAATCCCAGCCGGACGATCACCGACGCCAGCTTGTCGACGTGCTCGGGGCCTTCCCCCTGCACGTTCATCATCTGGGTCAGAGTGGTGGCGGCGTCGGAGCCCTTGAGGTCCTCGGAGGCAGCCGAAAGTTTGCCGATCGTCTGGGTGTAGAGGAGGATGTTGGCCGACCCCTGGACGCCGAGGGAGCCTGCCGCGCTGCCGATGTCGAGGAGGTCTTTGGTCGCGAGGGGGATGGCGCCGGTGGAGAGCTGGAGGACGTCCTTGTAGAAATCCTTCAGCTCGGCGCCCGCGAGCCCGGTAGTCTTCGTCACCGAGATGAGCGCAGACTCCATCCCCGTGAAGTCGTTGACCACGCCGGTCAACGCTGCCGATCCGGCGGAAAGCGAGATCCAGGCGGTCCCCAGGGTGAGGACGGTCTTGATGGTCTGCGACAGGGTGCGGTCGACCTTTAGGGCCGAGGCGGAGAGGCGGTCATTGGCGGTTGAGGCTGCCGAGGCGCCGGCGGCGGCCTGGCGGCTCGCGGCACCGTAGCGGCTGGCCGCGGCCGAGGCCTGGCCCGAACGGGCGGCCACCCGGTCGGCGGCGTCCCCGCTACGGAACAGCGCGCCGGTAACGTCGTCGACGTCCCGCTTCGCGAGTCCCGTGTCGAGGCCCAGCTTCAGATCGTACTGGTTCTCGCCGCCGCCCAAGGTGACCTCCGGTCCTTCCTACTGTCGCCGTCCCTGGCAGAAGCCCCGGAAGCGGTCGGCTTTTGCCTGCCGCTCCCGCTGGAGCTCCGCCAGGGTCGGTTCCCTTTCGGGCTCGTCGTCTGAGAAGGCCTCCGCGCGCCCGGTGCCCAAGCACCGCATCAGGTAGCGCGCGTCGGCCAGGTCCTCGATGTCGTCCCACCCCCACTGTCCCAGCAGGTAATCGATCGCCCGCGGGTCGTGATAGCAGCCGGATTGATCGAGCGCCCCGACCAGCTCTTGGTCGAGGCGGAGCCAGAAGCGCATGGAACGGGCGATCGGGACGGGGGCGTGCGCTTTTTTGAGCCCGCCCGGCGTCCCGGTCGTGGGGTCGATCGGCTTCTTTTCAAGCCGCTTGATCAGCTCGTACGTGTTGCGCTCCTCGGGCTTGCCCCGTCTTAGTCGGCCCACCCGTCCTTGACGTGCCGCCCATACACGAAGGCTTCCCCCAACTTTCCCAGCTCCTCATCGCGCACCTTCTGGAGGCCGCGGCACATCCGCACGAGGGTGGTCAGGAAGGGGAAGGAAACCTCGAGATAGGGCGAGAAGAGCTCGCGGGTGTATTCCGCCTCTTTCCCGTCCGGGTCGACCTTCGGCCGCTCCTTGTCGGTCCGGGACATGCCGGTGAAGGTGACCAAGACCAGGTCGCCCTCCGTCGTCACCTGCATGCCGGCCAGTCGCCCCTTCTCACCCTCGGCCAGCGTCCGCATCGCGGTGAAGGCCTTGGCGAGCTCCGGGGTGTCCGGATCGTCCGGGTCCAGGGTGGCCGTGGAGATGTTCATCACCCCATCGGCCCCGGTGATCGCGTGCGTCACCGCCTGGCGGTTGATGTCGATGTTCTCGGCCGCCGGGATCGGATCGTCGTCCGCGAGGCCGAGCTGGATGCGCTTCGCGGTCTCGGCGTTCTCGCGCCGGACCACGACGTGGTGGCTGTGGGTCGGTCGGAGCCGGACGGCCAGGCCGCCCCACTTCGGGCCGAGATCCACCCAGATGCCTCGGTTGTGCATCTTCTGGACGCGGCCGTGGAGCGCGGCGTCGAAGTAGCGGGGCTTCGCCAGGTCGGCCGCCTTCGCGGTCTGGCGGGGAACCGAGGCCGGCTCGTCTCGGAATGGGCTGGGCTCGACGGTCTTCAGATCGTCGGGGGCTTCGTCTGCGTTCATGGTTGCCTACCTCCTGGGCTTGTCGCCCGGTCGAAAAACAGCGAGGGGAGCCAGCGGACCAGGGCCAGCCGACTCCCCCCAGAGAAAGACGCCGAGCGGAGGTAGGCGGCCGGGCCCGGCGCCGGGCTCCCGGGGTTACGGCGTGGCGGCGAAACGCTGCCAGATCAAGGTGCGGATTCCGTTGGGACCGAGTTGGGTCTTGTAATTGAACGTCCCGTCGGTCTTGCTCCCCTTCGCCCCGGGAATCGCACCCCCGGGCTCGAAGAGGGTCTTCGGCAGCCGGCCCCAATAGAAGTTCCCCTTCGGATCGACCACCTTCCAGTCGACCGGCACGCGGTTGCCGTTGCGGCCGAGCGCGACCATGACGCTCATCAGCGTCTTCTCGTGGTAGATCTTGATGTTGCCGGTCACATCGATGTCGCCCACCGTCACGCCCGTGCGGTTGCGGCTCCCCGCCACGTCGTCGACGCCTTGGGCGTTGCCGTTGCCGTCCATGCTGAAGCTCACCAGGTTCTCGGCGGCGAGCTGCGCGGTCGCACCCACCAGGAAATAGCCGAGGTCCTCGCCGGCGACCATGGAGTCGTTGTCGATGAAGGGGTTGGCGGTGACTCCGCTCCCCTGGCTGGTGGCCGAGGGGTTGTCGTAATCCATCGCCATGTACTGGAACTCCTGGGTGATCAGGCCCTTGCCGTCGAGCCCAAACTTGAAGGTGTTGGCCTTGGCGCCGCGCACCATCTCGAAGTAGCCGGAGGACTGGTCGGCGCTCTGGAACTCGAAGTTCCGGTAGCCGGCCGCGGCGATGCCGCGGTTGCGGATGGGGGCGCCGCAACGGAGGGTGGCCGCGACGCTGCTCTGGGCGGACAGCGGCTCGGAGATCTGGCCCGAGGCGCCCGAGGTGTAGAGCGGGTCGAGATCGATCTTCGACCCGTCGGGCTTCAGCGCCTTGATGGCGCGCGGGCGCTTGTTGGCCGCACTCACCGAGCCGCCCGAGATTTCCAGCATGCAGCCCTCGACCCCGGCATCGACCATGTCGTCGAAGGTGCCGGCGGTCGCGGTGATCACGGGACCGGTGGTCCCGTCCTCGTGCGTGCCGGCTTGGGCGAAGGTGACGTTGCCGGCGACGGTGACCTCCGAGGAGGGGTAGGTGTCCCGGAGGACGTCCTGCCACTCGCGGTCGTTGGCCCGGAAGATCAGCTCGGCCGGGATGGTGACGCTGGCAGCCCGAAGCCCGGCGCGCACGCTCTTGATGCCGCCGTCTCCGGTGTTGGTGCCGGAGGTCAGAGTGTTGCCCTCCGGCGCCCAGGTGGGCGCGGTGCCATAGACGCGGAAGCGGGAGCCCCCGACGACCACGCCCCTGGTGACCTCGTCTTCCCTCGTCACTACGACGAGGTCATTCTGAGAGAAGTCGCTCATAGGGTGACCTCCTGTGCTCCTGCGAGCACTCTGCGCTCCCGGCGCTCCAGCTTCACGTCGAGGTAGAGCTGGCGAAAGGAGCCATCATCGGAACCCGCCCGACGCCGGACGGGATGTTCACCGTGGTTGCGGAGGACGACTAGAGGATCCTCGTCGTGCCGGAGCGTCACCCCGGTGAAGAGGGTCTCGATCGTCTCCGCGTAGGACTCCTCGAGGACGGCATCCGCGCCGGTGGGGGTGCGGATCTCGAACTCGAGGTTTTCGAGGGTGAAGAAGTAGCGGGTGCGGTTGCCGGCGCCGTCGTCGCCGGCGAGCGGGCCGCCCCAGCGGTCCACCTCGTCAAAGCGGAGGAGGACGTAGCCGACCGTGTCCCGCACCTGCTGGAGAGTGAACGGCGCGACATCCTCGGGGTTGTCGCGGTCGAAGTCGACCTGCTCCGGCACGCCGGTGGCGGCAGCCGTGAAACGGTCCTGCCAGTAGGCGGAGGCGAGCCGCCGGGCGACGGTCTGCGCGGGTAGGCTCACCGCTTGCGCCCCCGGAACTTCCAGCGCCGCATGACGGAGCCGGTCTCGTCGATGGCCAGCCAGACGTAGCCGTCGGGCGCACGCAGCGAACCGATGTCCCGACCCCGCTTATCCTTCCGCCGGCCGCCCTCGATGATCAGCGCGTGGCGCGAGATGATCCGACCCCAGATCAGCATCCCCAGCCGGAAGCTCTCCAGCGACTGGTCGACCTCGACCGCGCCAGCGGCGGCGTGGAAGCGACGCCCCTTCTGGGGTTGCTCCGTGCTGGGCTCGCCAACGGTGAACCGGAGGGAGCCGCGGAGCTCGCCGGTATCAACCGGAGCGCCGGGAGCCTTCCCCTCTCGGTAGGTGATCGTGCGCGCCAGCGTGCGGGCGGTCTGCCGCGCCCCCTCTTCGGCGAAGGCGGTAACCTGGGCGGCGAGCCGGGCCACCTGCGCCCGGTTGTATCCGGAGGGAACCGGCTGCCTACTCGACACCTGCAGGCTCCTTTCCGCCGGTGCGCACCATGGCTTCGAAGTAGGCGACCGGCTGGCCAGGCGCCGAGCGGGCGGCCACCACCGGACCGGAGATCCGCCGCGGGCCAGCGCCCCAATCCACGCGCCAGCGGTCGGTGAGCTCGCGGGTGCCGAAGGGGGTTCCGTCAGCTAGGAGTACTTGATCCCCGGCCTGCACGCCGCGGTCGCGGGACTCCTCGGCATCGAGGAGGCAGGCCCTCGCCTGCACGGCGGCGCCGGAGGCGGCGAGCGCCTGGGAGCCCTGGCGCTTGTCCTTCGTGGGCTCGTAGAGCTGGAAGGTCATCAGGGAGCCATAGCGGGCGAGCAGGCGGCGCGCGCTGGCCTGGGATCGCTGGGCCGCGGTCTTCATCCAGCGGCCTCTACGCGACGATCGGGGCGAGGCGCTTCAGCACAGCCTCGGCCCCCTCGGGACACCAGATCCCGGTCTCGTATTCGGTCGAGACGGAGGCGCGCCCCCCGGCCCGCTCGCTCTTGATCGTGCGGTCGACGCCGTCCATCTGGAACGACAGGACCACGATGTCTTCGACCGCCTTCCGGATATGGCGCCCCTCTTGGCCCACGTCGGCCGCCGTGGCGGGCTTGTCGCCCGACATGGATGGGAGCCAATACCCGCCGCGGTAGCGCACGCGCCAGGCGCCACGCGGCCAGCGGACGCGGTACAGGAAGCCCTCCTCCGCCCAGATCTCGTAGCGGGCCTCGTCGATCGGCAAGCCGCCGCCGTCGGGAGCCACCGAGATCACATCCGAAACGGGGCGGGCCTGAAGATAGAGCCGGTCGTCTCCCCCCTCGAGGACCTCCTCGTAGGTCCGGAAGTAGAGCTTGCGCCGGGCGATCTGCTCGGCGATGCGCGTGGCATCACGGATCAGCGTCTGGACGCGGGCCTCCTGCCCGGTGGCTCCGAGAAGGGCGACGACCTCGGAGACCACTAGGGCCTCCGGGGTCGCCTCGGGGGGGGTGACGATTCGAAGCACGGCTCGGCTACTCGCCGGCCTCCTGCGCCGCCGAATGCTCCTCACGAGCGTCCCAGGCGGCGGCGAAGGCCTCGCCGGTCTGGATCGCCTTCCCGATCGCCTCGTTGGGAACGCGGGCGAGGAAGTAGGGCAGGGCGGCCAGGGCGGCGGCGAGCGCGACCTGGTCCGTGCTGGCGCTGGTGAGGAGGAATTCCCCCTCGGCAACCGCGGGCTCGGGCGCCGGCGGCGGGGCGGTGGGTTCGTCGGCCTTCTTCGTGGTCGCCATGGGTTACGCCTCCCACTTCCGACGCATCGGGTTCTGGCCGAGATAGCGCTGCCGGGCGACCTGGACCAGCACGCCGAGGACGGCGCCCGTGGTGGCGCCGGCGGCGCCGCGGGTGGCCTTGAGGTAGCGCCAACCGCCGATGTAGCCGACCTGGTAGACCTTGTTGGCTTTGGCGCCGGCGGCGACGGAGAAGGTGCCGTCGGTCGCGAGCTGGTTGGTGCCGGTCTGGTCGTAGCCGTCGAGGTCCTGGGCCGCGATCTGCGTCCAGACGTCGGTCGACTTCTTCCGGTGCCAGAAGGTGACGGTGTGGGTACCGTCGGTGTAGGCGCCGGTGAAGATGGTGAACATCTTCGCGTCGGCGTCGGCGGTGTCGATGGTCGCGCCGTCCACCGGGCCCGCCGCGGCCGAGACCACGGCGTTGAGGGAGACGGACGACTCGAGGTTGTCGTGAATGGAGCGCTCGCCGATCATGCGGTCCTCCTTTCAGGAGTAGGGGACGCCCAGAGCGGGGCGGACCTACTTCCGCTCCATGTAGATGAAGGCGTCCGGACGAACCGGGGCGGCGTCAAAGCGCTTCGAATACTTGTAGCCGATCTCGTCGGTCTCCTGGTAGAGCTCGCCGAGGACCTTCACGTCGAGGCTGCTGCGGTCGACGATCCAGTAATAGCCGAGGTTCCCGTAGAGCACCATCGGATCGCCGGCGGTGCCGGTGGTGATGGCGTCCGTGATGAACTCGGACTCGAGGAAGATGTCGCCGGCGAGGGTGTTGGGGTCGCCAGCGGAGAGGCCGGACTGGAAGAGGAAGTCGCCGGTGTGCGCGCCGCCAGGCTCGGTCCGGAAGAGTGCCACCCTGCGGATGAAGGCGCGCGGGCCGAGCCAGGAGGGCCCGTCATTCGGGCCACCGACGCGGTACTTCGCCTTCAGGTTGTACCGGAAGATCCGGATGTCCTCGGCGGTGAAATCGCCGTTCGAGCTACCGCTGTGGGCGAAGCCGATCTCTGGATAACCGGCCGCCTTCAGCTTCTGGAGGGCGGTCAGGATGCCCAAGGGCTCACCCGATCCCGACCCGGCGAGGAACAGCTCCTCCTCCATCTCCAGGTCGTTCTTCGCGATCTCGCGGGCGATGAAGCCGACGATGTCGTAGGTCGCGTCCTGGAGCAGCTCCTCCGGGACCAGCACGATCCGGCCCTCGCCCGAGGGAATGAACCGGGTCTTGCCGAAGATGTCGCGCAGGCGAACCGGGGCCTCGCCCGTGCCGCGGCCGGCGCGGGTGCCGGTGAGGCGGACGTCCAGCTTCATCGACGGGAAGGCGACGGAGGCCGCCTGGGTGGCGATCTTGTAGGCCCTGCCGCGGATGTAGGTCAGGTCGCGGATGTGGGAGATGACCTCGTTGCGCATCTCCTCCGCCGTGATCATCCCGCCGTCCCGGTCGATGTAGGGGGACATGAGTTGATCGACCCGGCTGGCGGTGAGGAACTCCGCCTCCTTGCGGGAGAGGGAGTGGAAGCCGCGCGAACGGAAGGCCTTGTTGAGCATCACCCGGGCGCGCTGGGTGAAGAAGCGGGTGGCACGAGGATCGGCCGGACCGGCCACGTCGCGGCTGCTGAGCACGCGGCGCTCGGCCTCTTCGAAGGTGGCCGCGTCGTCGCCCAACTCCTCAAGGGGCTCGCCGTCGGCGCCGAGGTTCTGGTCGGACCAGGTCTGGCCGGCGGCGGCGCCCTCTCCCATCGGCCGCCGGTAGGCGGGAGTGGGGCGGCGGGCGCCGAGTTGGGTTGCGGCGAGGGAGGTGCTGGTGGTGAGGCCGGCGGCGAGCTTCTTCAGGCGCTCGCTGTCGGCGTAGGCGGTGTCGAACTTCTCCTGCCAGACCGCCGCCGCCTCGGGGGTCAGGTTGCCCTTGCGGAGCTCTTTGTCGGCCGTGGACATCCGGCCGAGAGCGTCGGAGAGACTGCCGCGCGCCTCTTCAAGCGCCCGCACCCCCTCCTCGTGAAAGTTCTGAGCTTGCCCTGCCTGGCTCATGGACTCCTCCTAGCTCTAGGCTGAGGAGGTCCACCTGGAGACTCCTCAGCTTCGCCGCGCGCTCCTGCGCGCTGCGATCTGCCAAGGGTCCCGCGGGTGGCGAAGCCGGCCGGGCGGGCACTGGCGTGGGTGACGATCCAAGCTCTTGGGCGGGTGGCGTTGCCGGCCGGCCCTGGGCCTGTTCGTCGGTGACGACGCTTGAACTGCTGGCAAGATCATCGGCCCCGTCCGTGTCGCCTGTCAATAGGCGGCCTTCGTAGCGGCCGATCGTCCGGGCCGCGGCAGCCAGTGCCGCCGGCTCCCCGCCGAACATGGTCTCCAGCTCCCGGTAGGCGCTCTCCAGGGCGTGGGGAACGACCACAAGCTCTCCGTTCACCACGTCGGCGATGCCGCCCAGATAGGCGGGCGATCCCTGGCCGGCCCCGCGGGCGAGGTAGCCGGACGCCAGCCGGGCGTGGTTCATCTCGCCGTTGCGTGGATCGGTCGCCCAAGCTGCAACGCGCGCCGCCGCGGCGCTGGCATCCCATGCGGTCGAGACAGCGGCGAGCGGAAGGTCCTGGTACGGGACCAGGCGCGGAGGGTCGATCAGGCAGGGAACGCCCTGCGAGCTCGCCGGCAGGAGGCCGATCGCGAGCCAGGCCCATTCCTTGATGAGGCGCACCTGCGCCTTCCCTTTGGGGGTGAGCGTCACCCAGGTGCGCGACATCTCCGGCACCTCCGAGATCTCCACCTCGGCCACGCCCTCCTGGAGGACGTAGAGCACCAGGCTGTTCTCGTCGATGATCCCCTCCTCCATCTTCGTGACGAGGTCGCCTTCGGTCTTCGAGAGGAAGCCGGTGTAGTAGAGGGCGTCGGGCTTCTCCTCGGCATCGAGCACCAGGCCGCAGGTGGTCTTGGCGCTCTTGTCCATGCTCCACGGGTGGCCGTGCTCGATCTTCACCCGGCCGGTCTTCACCCGCTCCTTGATGGTCTTCTTCGCGCCGCCCGACTTGAAGATCATCAGGCGGTCGTTGACCTGGTTGTAGACCTGGGCGATGGCCGGGTAGGTCCAGCCGCCTTCCTTCGCCTTGTCGAGCTTCAGGCCCGCGGCCAGGTGGACGGTGATCAGCTCCGGGTCAGGGTTGGCGCGGTACTTCTGAGGGGCCACAGCCATGGCGGTTCTCCTACAGGCCCAGGTGGGCCGAGCCAGATGAAGAAGAGGCGGTCGGGCTGGCCGGCGGTGCATCCGCCCAGCCGGTCGTTTTCCGGGTACCTCAACCCGCGCGAGAGCGCGGACAGGTCGACGACAGTGAGGGGGCGAGGATCCACGGCTCTACGCCTCGGTCAGCTCGAGTACTTCCTCCTGAGCATCGGCCGGGACAATCCCCCCGATGTTCGAGGAGCGGTAGAAGACGTCGGGCCCATGAACGGCGACGCCGGCCAGGCGCTGGCTCTCGTGCCGGGATACCAGCCCATCCGTGAAGAGCTTCGAGGCGGCCGTTCCGCGGCGCAACTTCGCCTCCTGAAGGACCGGGATGCCGGTGGTGTCGAACATCGCCTCGAGCTGGTCGGCCCCCTCCCATTCGGAGAGCAGGAAGGCGGTCAATTCCTCGGCGATCTCGGATAGGAGCGGAAGCACGGTGTCCGTATAGAAGTGCTCTTTCGCCTCGGCATAGTTGGCCCGGGTCGGGTCGGCCAGCGTCCCTGAGCGGCCCAGGAGCATCATCGGCACCCCATGCACCATGGCGATCCGGCTTTCCGAGGTGGAGATCAGCTCGGAGATCGCCATCTTCTGCATGTCCATGCCGATCACGTTGACCTTGGTGCCGCCCCCCACCACCGCCGGCTCGCCCTTGCGGAAGCCGCCATATTTCATCTTCCACTTGCGGCGCGCCTCCTCGGCCTCCTCCTCTTCGATCGCCTCCTCGTGCTCCAGCACGACGGCGGGTACGGCTAGGTTCTGGAGGGTCACCTTGAAGTGGTCGATCAGCTCGTTGTCGACGGAGAGGTCGCGGAAGGCGGAGTAGATCGGGGGAATGCCGAAGTAGGGCTGCAGCGGGTCGGGGAACTTCCAATGCAGGATGTTCTCCGCCGGGATCGGCCACCACTTCCCCATGATCGAGTAGAGGTAGCGGCGAGGGACGCCGTTTTGGTCGGGCTCGATCGCCGTGCGCCCGGGCTCCATGCGCCAGAGCTCTACCACCTCGTCGGAACCCACCGCCCGGACCTTCTCCCAGATCGCATTGCCGGTCGTGTAGCCGTCCTGGATGAAGCGCTTCCAGAGGGTCTTCTCCGTCACTCGCGGCGCCGGCTCGCGAAAGACTCGAAGCATGGGGTGGAGCGGCATCGGCCTGGCGGTGCCGCGCTCCACGACCGTCACCCGGGCCTGGCAGGCCGCCCCGCCCAAGACGTCGACGCAGCGGCGGAAGACGGTGTTGTGCCGGTAGCCGAAGGTGGTGAAGGTGCGGAAGTTGGCGGGGGGATACTGCGGGGTCGTGGTCTGCCAGTCGAGCAGCCGGCCAGAGATCGGGGGACGCGCCGTTGCGAGCGCCTCCACCGGGACGCTGAAGCGCCGCAGGTACGAGGGATGCGGCGAGCGGAGGGCGTTCAGGGCGCCCCAAACCCTCTCAGCTAGACTCATTCGCGGCCTTGAAACTGCTGGGAGGATGGTAACACGGGGCGGCTCAGGGGGTTAGGCGTCGTCCGCGCGGATGGATCGAATGCCGCAGAAGCACTTGGGATGGAGAGTTGGCCGCGCCGCGGTGGCGGTCTTCCCGTCGAACTTCCCGCCTACCACCTTGTCCGACTTGAACTTGCCGCTCATGATGCCCGTGGTCTTCAGGTCCATCGCCTTGCAGCGGGGGCAGACGTTGAAGCCCCGCGTGATCCACTGGAGGAGGTAGACGTCCGGATCGATGACGTCCTGGTCGGCCGCCTCCCGGTAGAGTTCGATCCGGCCCTGGTTGCCGGCGTTGTATGCCTCGGTGTGGGCGACGAGGCCCGCCCGCTTGCGGCGCAGGTCCTGGAACTTCTTCCCGGACCGCATCGCCACCTCCCGGGCGGTGAGGTCCCCTTGGGCCTTCAGATCCCGGACGAACTTCAGGTGCTCGGCCTGGAGCGGGCGCGAGAGGCCGAACTCCTTCCTGCGCAGCAGCTCGCGGGCGACGTCGCGGAAGTCCTCCGGCCCTTTGAATGTTTGCCCCACCAACCTCCGGATCGCCTTCTGGGTGGTGGCAGTGACCTCGCTCACCAGCTCGGCGCCTCGCTCCTCCAGATAGGCGACCGCCCGGTCCTCCATCGGCGCGAGCTTCACGCTGGCCCACGTCACCCCCTCGCGGGCGGCGCCATGGGCCGCGGCGACGAAGGTCCTGCGCAGCATGGCATCGGGCTCGAAGGCGCTGGCGATAGCCTCGGCCAGGTTGGACCAGGCCTTCGCCGCTCGGATGATCGGCTGGGCATCTTGGGCGCGGATCGCCTCCTCGATCCCTTCGAGCTCGAAGCCGGCTAGCATCTCGCGCAGCGCGCGCTCGACGATCTTGCGCACCTCCACCTGGGAGAGGCTGGCAGCCTTATCGAGGGAGCCGAGGACGTCGAAAGCCATGTGTGCTTTTCCTGGTTATATTATGACCGGGTTTTTCACACGCCCCTCGCAACCTCTACGGCTGGCGCAGGTTACGGGCTCGTGTCCGGTCGCGCTTGCATCCCGACATCCTCAATAAATTGGACGTCTGTCAAAAAACGGACAGCTTTTTCCGCGGCTTGGCCACCTGGGCGTGGGCATCGGCCGCCGAGTCGACAAGATCGTCCTCCTGGCCATCGGCCCCGGTAAAGCGGTGGAACTGCTCAAGGATACGGGCGAGCGGCACCGAGCCGCCGCCACTGTATTCCTTCGAGTCGCCGCCGAAGATCTCCTTGGTCCTGCGGGTGGTGATCGCCACCTCCCCCTCGTAGCCGCCCCCGACGTAGCCGCGCTCGTCGACCAGGATGCCGACCTTGCCCCGGGCCTGGCCCGGCGGCGGCGAGGCGGCGGAGGCGAAGTCGCGCGCACGCAGGACCTTCGAGCCGCTCGGTCGGTGTTTGATGACTCGGTCCCGCGGGTGGCCTGCCGCGACCAGCGCCGCCTCTGTCGCCTCGGCATCGGTCTTGCCGGAGCCGCCCGGGTCCTGGGGAATCTTCACGTAGACGCCGTGGCCATCGGCCTTGGCGGTTTCCACCTTGAGCGGCTTCACCTTGGCGCCGGCGATCTTCGCCTCGATCGCGTGGCGGATCAGGAACTGCACCGGGCCCGTGCCGCGCAGGCGGTCCATGAGGATGCCGGCCGTCGAATCGCCGCCGTCCTCGGTGGCGCCGTCGTCCCAGGCGCGGCAGGAAGTCTCGGCCGCGCCGAGCTCGGCGACCTGGTCCGGGTAGATGACGTGGAACCACGTCCGGTCTAGGATGCCGCCGCCGACCGCCGGCCGCGGGTTCTGTTGCCACTCGGCCGCGAAGATCATGGGGCCGACCACGTTGTCGCGGAAGTTTTCCCACTCCTCGCGGGAGCGTCGGTCTGGCCAGATCGCCTCGCCGGGCTCCGTTCGCCAGTCGGGCTCGACGGTGAAGCACTGCGGGAAGAGATCGGCGTACTTCTTCCCGAACACCTCGGCCACCACCCCCGGGTCGGTGAACTGCCGCGGGACGTCCGGATCGTAAAGCGCCGGCAGGCAGACGATGTGCCACCGCTCTCCGGCCTCGGCCGCCCGGCGCAAGATGTAGGAGCCGGTGTCCTCGGTGTCCCAGCGGGTCTGGATGAGGAGCTGGGAGAGCGGAGTCTCGCCGAACATGCTCTCCCGGGCGCGCCAGACGTCCCGGTACCACGCCCGTTTCTTGTCCCGCTCGGTCGGGGAGATCGCGTCGGCCAGGTCCTTGTCCGGATCGTCGATGATGCCGGTGGTCATCGGGTTTCCGGTCTGGCCGGCCGCGACGCCGGCGGACCAGCAGCCGCCCCCGTAGAGCGTCTGCCAGGAGTTGACCGCCGCGGCGCCGAAGCGGACCTCGCCGCCGGCGCGGCGGAAGTACTCCCGAGCGTCGAAGTTGCGCTCGTTCGCCTTCTGGGTGGCGTAGGAGGCAATGCCGGTCCAGTCGGTCGGGAAGCGCTCCGTCTTGTAGGCGGCGCCCAGCCGCGGCCCGCACTCGCTCTTGCCGTGCTGAGGAGGCATGAAGACGGCAACGTTGGGATAGAGCCCGTCGACCAGCCCCTGGATCACCCGGACCAGGATCTCGGTGTGCGGCAGCCACTTGAAGCCGGGGCGGACGTCGTTGATGAAGTCCCGGAAGGACCGCGGCGCCTTGCCCTCGCGGAGCTCCGGGTCGATGTCGGCCGGTCCCATAGGGATGAAGCCGCGGCCGGGGACGTGGATGCCATTCCAGTGTCTAGCCACCCACCCCTCGGAGACCCGGTTTGAGGCCGCCACGATCCGGCGCAGCGGCCCCACGCCCGTCAGCACCCGGTCGCGCAGCCGGCTGTAGAGCGCCTCGGGGACCTCATGCAGGTTGTCGACGGCGAGGAAGTCCACTCGCTGCTCGAGCAGCCGGGAGACCTCGGCATCCCGGGCGCAGCCCGACCAGCGGATCGAGGATCCGTTCCAGAAGCGGATCTCGTTGGGGGTGACGGTGACGGCGTTGGAGCGCTGGGCGTCGGCGAGGAGAGCCACCAACCCGTCCGGCCCCTCGAGGTGGGACTTGCGCAACTCGCCCTCGTTCTTCTGGACCAGGACCGCGCGAAGGCCCGGCGTCTCAAAGCACAGGACGGCCGCCATGGCGCGCAGCAGGTACGAGCACCCGCCCCGGCCCTGGTCGCCTCCGACCAGCAGCTCGTCGAGGCGGCTCTCCAGAGCATCCGCCTGCCTGTCGAACAGATCCAGCTCGATCCGGGGACGCACCTGGGAAGTGTAGACGGGGAGTACTGGCGGGGGCGAGCGCGACCGGCGCCCTACTCTTCCGGCCGGCTCGCCCCCTTCCTATGCCGCGGGGCGGGGCATCGGGGTTTCGAGAATTCTAGGCACCAAAACACCAAGATGTCTAGATGCCTTGGTGCGGGGAATTTCGCCCCAGCATAGAGGGAGAATCTGGGTAAAACCACCCATTTACGGCCTGTTTTCCTGGCAAACAGGCCCCTTTAAGGGTGAGTCTTTGAAATTGGGGAAAAAACGTAAGCGGGGCGTTAGTTGGTCCCCGGGTTGCCTGGCGGCTTGCCATCGGCGCCGCGGCGCATTCCGGTCAGGACTCGGATACGGTCGAGCGCCTCCTGCATCTTCGCCACCTGCTCGGGGTGCCGATCCGCCTCCGCCTGGATCACCTCCTCCAGCCGGTCGAGCGCGACGTTGCCGCCCGGCGGCGGGGTGCCGAAGATCCCGGTCGGGTGAGCCGGAGCGCCGAACATCTCAGACACGGACCGGAGGAAAGCCAGCACACAGTACTCCGCCCGCCTCGCGAGTAGCTGGGAGGCCTCCCACCTCTTCTCCGTAGGCTTCAGGCCCGGCCGCGGCCAGGCGGTCGCCACCTTGAAGGCATCCAGCGCGGCGAGCAGCTCGAAGGCGTTCTTCTGGCTGTCCTGAGCGATCTGGAGAAAGGCGAGGGCGCGCTCGTTGGCCCCGAGGAGCCGGTCGACCAGGGTGAACTTCTGTCGAACCGGGAAGCGGAGGGAGCCGGCGCCCTGGACAGCCAGGATGCGCCCATCGGCTGGTCCATCCACCAGGAAGGCGATCATGCGCCGGCCGCCTCGGGGCGTGCCGTCCGCCGGCTCACCACCACCTCGACCCCGCCCTTGGGACCGTCCGCCGGCGAGACCACCTCGACGAATTCCTGGAGTTGCCGCACCCGCTGCGCCTGCGCGGTGAGCCGCAGCCGCTCGGCCTGGATCGACTGCGCCGTCGCCGGAGCCAGGGCGAATTGCTCATCCCGGCAGAGCGAGGCGATGTCGCGGGCCAGCATGGCGAGCGCCGCCTTGCGCGCGGCCTCAGGGTCTTCGGTCTGGAGGAGCGCCTCGGTGAAGCTGGTCTGTCGCTGCTCGGGGAACCACTGCCGGCCGAAGCGGAGCTGCCGGCGCTCGGCTCGGAGCTTGGCCTGCTGGTCGAGGTTGCGAAGATAGACCATGTAGAGGGCGGCCCGGGCGGGCCCGTCCTCCGCATGGGTCACCATTCCCGTGGGCTCGAGCGCCGACTCCTCGACCTCCTTGTCCTGGCCGGGCTTCTTCACCTTCCGCGTCACCTTCTCGCCCTTGGTGCGCGTCCACCGGACCGAGCGGGAGGCCTGGAGGTCCTCGAGGATCATGTCGGCCAGGCGCGCGAGCTGGGCGATCTGCCCCGAGACCTCGGCGATGTCGTCATCGATCCAGAGCGCCGACGCCACGTTGGTCGCCTGCTGCAGGCGCTCTTGAGCGACCCGGACGTCGATGCCGATCTGCTGAGGGGTGAGCTGGGCATCGCGGGCCGCCTGCTCGGCCTCGTCGTCGGACGCCCCCAGCGCGCGGGCGGTCTCGCGCGCGGCTGCCGCCCGGCGCTCGTTGAGGATGTTGGCGGCCACGGTGGGGCCGAATTCATCGCCCATGGCCCGGGCGAGCTGCACGAGGAAGAAGATCTCCTCGGACCGTTCGAGCTCGCTGCGCTTTCTGGCGGCCATCAGACGCTCGGGATCTTCTTCCTCGCCGCCATGGGCGGGAAGTCAGGGAGGACGAATTCCGCTACGGGGCGGTAGACCGGCACCGAGAGCCCGTCCGTCTGGCCCAGGTCCTCGGCGGTCAGGTTGTACTGGTAGCCGGCCCCAGGGCCGGAGCCGATGATGACAGCCGGCGGCAGCGCCCCCATGTGGACGATCACCGGCAGCCGGTGGTAGAGCCCACAGTCCCTGCACCAGAAGGCGGCGGTGATCATCCCGCAGCCAGGAGCCCACCCGGCCGCCATCAGCGCTTCCCCTTGCGCTGCGCCTTCCGGGTCTTCTTCTCGATCTTCCGCTTCGTCCGGGCCTTGCCGCGGCGCCGGGCTTCGGCGGCTTCCTCGGCTGCCGCGGCGCCGGGCTTCGGCGGCTTCCTCTTGGCCGGCCGACGGTTGGCGCGGAGCATCACGCGGGCGCCCTTGAGCGCCGGCGGCAGGTTCTTCTCGTCCATCAGGAGGCCTCCCCTTCCGCGAGCCGGACGGCTCGCATCATGTCCTCGGGTTCGACGCCGGCGAGCTCGCAGGCCTCCAGGAAGAGACGCTCGATCTCGGGCTCCTGTTCAACGGGCGCGAGCAGGTAGACCTGGGCGAGGGTCACCGCCCAGAGCGTGAGGTTGTTGGTGTCCGCGCGGGAGAGGAGCCACTCCTCCCCCGGCTGTCGGCCGTTCACAGCACCCGGGCTGTCGGCGCGCACGTGCCGGCCTCCCATGCCCGGAGGCCGGCTTCCTCAGCGGGCCGGATCGGCAGGCCATAGGCGCGGGCGATGCGCCGGAAGCGCCGCGCGGCGAGGATGCGCGCCCCTCGCTCGGCGGGACACCACTCCTGCGGCATCTTGTCGCCCTTGCGCAGGTTGGTGCGGGCGCGCGTGGCGATCAGGTTCCTCTGGTCGTTGAAGAAGTCGGCGAAGCTCTCCGGTGTCCAGTCGCGCCTCGTCCAGGCTTCCACCGCAGGGAAGAGGTGATCGATCTGGAAGGCCTGCGCGGGCGTGTCGGAGGAGACCTCGGCACCGGAATAGAGGTCCTGGCATGTGGCCGAGAGCACCTTGCAGCCGTTGGCCGAGAGCTTGATGGGGCGGCAGGTCCGGATCAGGACCTCCACCCGGGTGTTCTGGCAGTCGTGGTCATCGTCCCGCCAGCGGGGCCGCTTGTACGCCGAGCGGGGGTTGGCGTTCACGATTTCGGCCCCAGCGTTCACCAGCAGCAGCAGGGCGAGGAGGACGGCGCGGCGGTTAGCCATGGCGCGCCTCCCGCCTTGCGTCCTCTTCGAACCGGTCGCCGCGGCGCTCGGCCCGGGCATAGATCGATTCCGGTTCAACCGGCAGCTCGTCGGCCGCCAGGGAAAGAAGTGGCGCCGCGGCGTGATCGAGCGCGAGCGCGGCTCGGTCCTCGAAGCCGGCGGCCCAGAGGGCGGCCACCGTCCCGAGCGCGTCGGCGAGGTGCTCGAAGCCGGCGGCCTCGGCGGCCCCCTCGGCTTCGCGGAGCTTCTCCCAGACCTCGAGGCGGCGCTCCTCCGCGTCGGTGGGGACCGGCCAGGCGTGCGCGCCCGTCCAGTCGTGGAAGGTGGCGGCGGATGCCTCGCCGGCGCCGATGGCGCCCGTCAAGGCGAGATAGGGGTGGGCGACCAGGTTGTGCAGGAGCTTCCAGGGCCAGCGGATCACAGCTCGACCTCCTCGATCGAATGGGCGAGCGCGGGGGTGCGCTCGCCTCGGTTCCAACGGTCGCGCAGGGGGCGGAGGACGTGCTCGCGGACGAACCACCCGGGGGTGCCGATCTCCGCGTAGACCGTCTCCAACCTGCGCAGGCGCTCTTCCACCGCCTCCCAGTGGATGAGCTCCGGTTCGGGTTGCTGCTGCGGCTCGATGATACGCCGGGCGGTCATTCGCAGATCTCCACGAAGTGATCGCCGAGCGGCTGCGCTGGCGCAGTGTGGTAGGCGGTGAGCATGAGGGGAAGCTCGTCGGCTTCCGTCTCGACGTCGGCCTGGCGCATGCCCAGCGCTCGCGCTACGCGGCGAACGGTGGGGAACTCCTCCTGCCGGTGGCGCGCGAAGTAGCGGCGCACGTAGGCGATGAGGCGCTCGCGGTCATTTGGCACGGGGCTTCCTCCCTCCTGCCGCCTTCCGGCCGCCTCGGCCCGGGTTCTTCATGAAGCCCGGCACCTCGCCGCGGTCCTTCCGGTCCTGGGCCGCCGCGCGTGCCGCCTTGCTGCGCGACTTCGCCGTGAGGGCGTCGCGCTGGCGGGCGATGGTGTCGGCGACCTTGGCGGGGATCGCCAGCCGGAGGCTACCGTCTCGCCCCACCATCTCCAGGAAGATCGTGTCCCCCTGGCCGGCCTGGCGGTACGTCTGGACGATGTACGTCTGAGAATGGCCGAGCAGCGGCACGGTGGTGCGCACCGTCGACGGCTGGGTGTGGACGACGTCGGGGAGCCCGTCGAGCCCGCCGAGGAGGCGGTCGTAGGCGTCGGGCATCGGGTCGCGGTCGCTCACCGGCGTGCCCTCCGGGTGAAGGGGGCGAGCAGTTGCCCTATGCCGGTCATGTTGCCGCGGCCGAGCTCGGGGCGGCGCGGCGCGCGCTGGATGCAGGGAGGGGATTCCCAGAGGGGCTCCTCGACCGGGGCGGGGAAGGATGCCAGCACGCACCGCACCTCGAAGAGGGGGGCCGCGCCCCCGCCGATCATCACCACGCCGCCGGGCTGGAGCTCCAGCAGCCGCGCCCGGGTCTCGCCGATCCCCTCCCCCTCCGTGAGGTCGTCGTCGAAATCCTGGGCCAGGAACTCGGCGAGCACCACCGGCTCGCCGTTCAGCAGGTACACCTTCTCGCTCGTCGCTTCGCTCATCGTCGTCTCCCTTCAGGTGGTGGCGGTCCGTCCCGTCCCGAGCCGCAGGCTCAGCGCGAGGCGCATCTTCTCGGCGGCCGAGAGATGGCCCGCGTGGGCGTTGCAGCCCGAGCAGGAGAGGACCAGGTTTGAGGCGTGATCAGGACCGCCCGCGGATCGGCTCACCAGGTGCTCGATCGTGCAGGCGGCGAAGTCCAGGCGGTTGCCGCAGTAGAAGCACCCGTCGCCGTCGCGGGCGACGAGATAGGCGATCCGCGCCACCCGGGTCTCTGCCGGGATCGCCGGCACCAGCCGGACCGCCCACATCGCGGATACCGGCAGGAAGGGGACGCGTCCCGGAGCTTGCTCCTTGAAGAGTGCGGGGCGGCGCACGCGCACCGCCGAGCTCGGGGAGCCCCAGAGGATGGCGTTGGGCTTGATGGTGGTCAGATCGTCGAGGCGGATGAAGCGGGTCGCGGTGGTCATCGGGTTCTCCCTCCCAATGCCTGGAAGTCTAGACGATTCATCTAGACATGTCAAGCAAGGGAGTGGAGCGCAGTGGACGAAAGTGGACCGCGCGAACGGATTTCAGGCGGTTCGAGCCATCGCTCGGCGGAAGGCGACCTCGAGCTGGTTGCCGAAGGGGCTGGGCTCCGTCTCCCATTCCTCGAGGAAAGAGGCGGCCACCTCGCGCGCGAGGAAGGCTTCGAGGTCAAGGCAAGAATCCTCGAGGAGCTCGACGGGGACGCTCAACATCACCTCGGGGGTGGCCACCAGTACCACGCCCTCGGGCGCGAGCGCTTCGTGCAGGACCTGCGTGCTCGCGGTCAGAACGGCGCGGCCGGCCGGCGTGGCGAGGCCTCCAGCCAGCACCAGCTTGGACAGGAACTCCCTGCGGTTCATACCAGCGCCTCCTCGAGGAGCGGCGTTGCCTCGCGCCACGCGCCCGGCTCGGCCTCGGTGGCCTCGGGGTGGATCGCCTCGTACCAGCGCCGGCGGATCACGTCGGCATAGCGCGGGTCGGCCTCTGCCACCAGGGCGGTGCGGCCCGAGAGCTCAGCGGCCAGTACTGCCGTACCCGAGCCGGCGAAGAAGTCGGCCACCACCCCCGCCTCCGGCGTCGAGTTTCGGACCAGGTGCTCGAAGAGCGCCACCGGCTTCATGGTCGGGTGGTCCCGGCACATGGTAGCCGAGGATGCGCCGCCAGTAGGAGAGCGTGCCGCCGCGGCACAGTCGGAAGGGAGAGGTGATCTCATCGTCCCCGCAGGCGCAGCGGACCAGGTAGATCCAGCCGCCAGGCAGCCGGCGGGGCTCGCCACGCCAGGTCACCGCCTCCCCGCAACCTGCGCAGGTTGGCGCCTCGGTGCGGAAGTAGAGCTCGGGCGGGTGGCACCAGCGGCCGGTGGCGCACTCCCGCGCGTAGAGCCGCTGCGCTGCTGTGGTGTGGTGGCGGTCGCCCGCGCTGGCCGCGGCGTCGGCTGCCGCTTGGTCGCTCGGGCTGCTCACCCGCCGGCGCCCATATGGTCGGCGGTCGTAGAGATCGAGGGAACCGAAGACCACCTCGCCGAGCTCCGGCAGCTCGCCGGGCGCTGCCTCGCGGATCGGGAGGCCCAGCAGGGTCTGGGGTTGGAGTTTTTCGCCCTCC